AAGGACTGGCTGCGTGATCCGTGGCAACCCGCCAAAGCTGGGCAACGGTTTTACCCGTTCTTCATGCTTGGGTTCAACTGGGTGGACGGTAAGGAGTGGCCTTTGTCTGACGTTGAGCTTCTGACCAAGCTCCAAGACGAGTACGACATCAGCCGTGTTCAGGAAGCAAAACACCGCGAGCTGACCAAGCCGATGTTTATTGCAGACCGCGCCCGTGTTGACCGCAGAGACGTTACTAGCTTCTCCGTGGGTGAGATTGGCGAGATCATCCTGATTGACGCTGGAGGCCAGCCTGTGAACCAAGTGTTCCAGCCCGCCATGCATCCGCCGATGATCCCCAACGTGTATGACATCAGCCGTGTCCGTGGTGACATGGAGTGGGTGTCCGGTCTTGGTGACGCTCAACGGGGAGCCGTGGGCCGCGCCAAGACTGCAACGGAAGCCAGCATCCAGCAGGAGGGCCTGTCCACCCGCGTGGAAGCCCGCAAGGATCAGCTGGAAGATTACATCTCCGAGATCGCCTCTTTCGCTACCGAGATTCTGTTGCAAGAGCTTCCTGTTGAGTTGGTGCAGCGTTACGCCGGAATGAGTGCGTACTGGCCTGCTGACCAGATGACCAAAGACCAGATCTACTCTATGTCTGAGATCAAGATTCGGGCTGGCTCTACTGGCAAACCCAACAAGACGCAAGAAATGCAAAAGTGGGGCATGCTGATGCCAGAGATCAAAGAGGTCATGGAGCGGGCAATCATGATGCAGGAAGAGATGATGATCCCGATCAACATGAACCCATGGGTCAAACTTCTTTCTGAAACCATGCGTAAGGCGGATGAAGCTTTTGACGTAATGGAGATGTTTCCTGAAGAGCTTGTTATGTACTTAGACCAAATTGGTCAACAGAAGCGTCAGATGCAGCAGATGGAATTGCAGATGGCACAGATGCAGATGCAGCTACAGGCTCAACAAATGATGATGGGTGACCAGCAGATGATGGGGAATGAAATGGCTCTGGAGGAGCAGGCTGGCGCAGCACCGCCGGAGCAAGGTATGCCGCCGGAGCAAGGTATGCCGCCAGACCAACCAATGCCGCAATAACTTGAAAGGGAGAAGACATGGCATCGAGTATTCAAGAAGCGATGGAAGAAGCCATCGAGAAAGAAGAACCAGTTGAGCAAGAAGAGCCGCGAGAGGAAGAAGATATCGCAGACCGCCTTGAGCGAGAGCTCGCAAATATGCGCGGAGATGAGGCTGAACCGACCGCCGAGGCCGCCGTGGCTGAGGAAGGGAGCGAAGCGAACTCTGATCCAGAGGGAGCCGAAGAAAATTCCGGGGATGTTTCAGAAAACGACGAAGATGATGAGGAGACTTGGCTTGCCTCTCAATCTGAGCGATCTCAAGAAAGATATCGACAATTAGCTGAACGAGCTAGGGCTGCAGAGGAGGAAGCTGCGGCTATTCGGAAGTCCGGCGAGGAACTGTATTCGATAATGATGGATTCTGGCGTTACGACGCAGGACCTCACCGACTATTTCGAATACTACAAGTCGATTAAGAACGGCAACCTCAATGGCGCAGCCCAATACTGGAATAACCTAGAAAGGACCCACTCCCAGTACACGGGACAGCGTGTAGGTAATGCCGACCCGCTCGATAACCATCCCGACCTTAAAAATAAGGTTGCGGAGCTTGAGGTGACCGAGGACGCAGCTCGCGAGCTGGCTTCTCTGCGTGACTATTCTCTTCGCATGCAGCAGCGTGAGCAGGAATTGGCTCAAATGAACCAGCAGTCCTACGAAGCGCAGCAAGAGCAACAACAGGCCGCGTACTACGCACAATCCGCAGCCACTGAGCTGGATAAATGGTCCGCCGAGATGCAGGCCAAGGACCCTCAGTTTTCGCAGAAAGAGGCTTTGTTGCTGGAGCGGGCGCAGGAGCAATTCCCAAACATGCATCCGGCTTACTGGCCAGAGTTTGTCGCTCGGGAGTATGCCTACCTCAGTAAGGCTATGCCGGGTGAGGCACCGCCGCCAAAGTCACCTAACACCATACGTCCCAGCTCCGGCAAATCAACAATGTCAAAAGAGCCTAGCACCGTAGCCGATGCCTTGGATCAGGCTTTAAGAGAAATGAGGGGTTGACAAATCGGGTAGTCTGTGTTAATGTAAAAATGAGTAGAGATTGTATTGAGTGGGGCCGGGGTAGTTCGTTCAACCATGGGCGAATCCCCGGTTCTTCTATTCGTGTCGAAAGATCACGTAACGACAACGGATGGACATTTCTTATCTCAAATGACGAAGTGACATATCTCTACGTTGACAGCACCCCATACGCAACAAAGGAAGAACTGGAGAACGCGGTATTTCTTTGGATTCACCGCAACAAAAAACTAACGATATGAAACTAAAAAGTGGCAAATGGAAAAAGCTTGAACGCGGGACCAGAAACTTTCTCTGGTTCTGGGTATTTGTGGTCGCGTCATTGGTGATAGTCGGCAACGCTAAGGCCGAGTTGCAGGATATTCAGGCCCCGTTCTACCTGCGTTGTGGCCCCACAGGTGAGGTCTATGAGTTCTTAGCCAAAGACTATGGCGAAGAGCCGAGCTTCATGGCGTTCACCGATAGCCGGTCTGCCGTGGTCTGGTTTCTCAATGACACCGCTTCTAACTTCAGTCTCGTGAAGGATGACTTGGATGGGACGAGCTGCATCTTTTGGTCAGCAACTTGCGAGTACGGGGAGTGCCTACAAGCCGCCGCTCGCATATCTCAAGACATACCAGAATTCATCCAGAAGGAGATTGATCGTTGAGTCCCTACGAATCTTATATTTATCACAGCCGCTATGCCCGATACCTTGACAACAAAGGACGCCGCGAGCATTGGGATGAAACCGTTAATCGATACCTTGATTTCTTTGAGGAAAGAAACCCGAAGCACGTAAAGCCCGTTAGAAAAGAGTTGTATGACGCGATCTACAACTTTGAAACCCTCCCTTCGATGCGGGCTCTGATGACAGCTGGTCCTGCGTTAGAGAGAGATCATGTCGCTGGCTATAACTGCAGCTATCTGCCTATTGACTGCCTTCGCAGTTTCGACGAGTTGTTTTACATTTTGCTTTGCGGTACGGGCGTTGGGTACTCTGTTGAACGGCAATACGTCTCTGAGTTACCTGAGATCGCTGAAGAATTTTACGAGACAGAGACAACAATCGTAGTAGCCGACAGCAAGATCGGCTGGGCTAAAGCTCTAAAAGAAACCATTGCTATGGCCTTCACTGGTCAGATCCCCAAATGGGACTTCTCAAGAGTGAGGCCTGCTGGCGCAAGGCTTAAAACTTTCGGTGGGCGTGCAAGCGGTCCGGGCCCTTTAGAGCATATGCTCAAGCAGGTTGTTAGCGTTATCAGTGGTGCAGCTGGACGCAAGCTCTCTTCTATTGAGGCGCATGACATTTGCTGCCATATCGCCAAATCGGTTGTAGTTGGCGGGGTGAGGAGAGCGGCTATGATTTCTCTGTCTAACCTGACAGATGAGCGCATGGCAAAGGCTAAGTCTGGGCAGTGGTGGCAGATGGACGAGCAGCGTGCCCTTGCTAACAACAGTATTACCTTCACTGAAAAACCGGACGTAGGAGCATTTCTAAATGAATGGACAACAATCTACGAATCGAAATCAGGCGAGCGAGGAATCTTCAACCGAAACGCAGCCCGAGATCTTTCGCCTGAGAGACGGGACAAAAGTCACGATTTTGGAACCAACCCGTGCTCCGAAATCGTGCTACGACCTAGACAGTTCTGTAACCTCACAGAAGTCGTTGCCAGATCAGACGATCACTTTGAAAGCCTCGCAAGAAAAGTTAGGGCCGCTGCAATACTCGGAACTTTCCAAGCTTGCCTGACGGATTTCCGTTACCTTAGCTCTCGTTGGAAGCACAATTGCGAGGAAGAGCGGCTCCTCGGGGTAAGCATCACGGGCATCTATGACTGCCCATATCTGATGAAGTGCCCAGATGAAGACTTACAAGCCCTTCGAGATATTGCGGTTCAGACCAACAAAGAATGGGCCAAGAAGCTAGGGATTGAGCAAGCAGCAGCTGTGACCTGCGTAAAGCCGTCTGGCACCGTAAGCCAGCTGGTTTCCAGCAGCTCTGGTATCCACCCTCAGTATAGCCGTTACTACTACAGGCGCGTGCGCGGGGATAACAAAGACCCCGTGACAGCCGCCATGATTGAGGCTAGGGTTCCGCACGAGATCGACCCGTATAACTCCGAGGCCATGGTGTTCACTTTTGTGAAGAAGGCTCCGAAAGGGGCTGTGGTCATGGACGACATAACGGCCCTCGATCACCTTGAGATGTGGAAGCGATTTCAACTGAACTGGTGCGAGCATAAGCCCAGCGTCACCGTTTCTGTAAGCGAGGATGAGTGGCCTGCGGTGGGGGCTTGGTGCTGGGAGAACTTTGACATCCTGTCTGGCATCTCATTCCTGCCAAAAGAGGACGCGAACCACACCTACAAGGCCGCCCCGTATGAGCGGATAACTAGGGAGCAATTTAACGCCCACCCCAGATTGGGAGAAATAAACTGGGACTTGGTTGACGAAAACCCAGACAAAGAGACGGAATGGGCCTGCAGCGCAGGAGCTTGCGAGATATGAGAGATTACAAATCCGAATACGCCAATTACCATTCAAGTCCAGAGCAGATCGCCAAAAGATCCTCTCGGAATAAGGCCCGACGCAAAATGAAGTCAAAATTGGGTGAATTTGCTCTGAGAGGCAAGGATGTGGACCACATAAACCGAAACCCCCTTGATAACAAGGGTTCCAATTTGCGCCTGAGCAGCCCTAGCAGTAACCGCTCAAGGAACAAGTAGCTGGAAGAATCGTTATAAAACAGCATCCTATGATGGTATGCTGAAAGTGAGTAGTCTATTTACGGTGCCGTGCCCCCGGCAGAAAGGGGTACAGGGAACGCCTCGCCAGCACCCGCACGAAACCTAGTCTGAGTAATGGCCTTCTCGGCGGGCAAATAGATACAGATCGGCGCAAGCCCTTATTAACCTATTTGTTTGGAGAAATAAAATGCCATTTTCCGCTGGAGAACTAGAGACGTTAGGTTACGTGGCTCTAGACCATTATTTACGTAACAAACCGATTGACGAGATCGCCCGCGAGCGACCGTTCCTTGCCAAACTCATGAAGGAGAAAAAATCCTTCCCGGGCGGCAAACAGTACATCGTTGAGCAAGTCAGGTTTCAATATGACTCTGACTTCCAGTGGTACTTCGGTGACGCGCAAGTGCGTTACAACAAGAAAGACACCATTCGTCAGACCAACTTCCCTTGGTCAGGCGCACATGATGGCTTCAACCTGAACGAAGACACCCTGCTCGCCAACGGCATCACCATCACCGACAACGCTGGTCCTTCGACCAACAGCGGTGCTGAGATGCTGCAGCTCACCAACCTCTTCGAAGAGAACATGGAGACCCTGCGTCTTGGTTTTGAAGAGAAGTTGGACTACGAGCTCCACCTCGATGGTACGCAACACCCCGACGCGATTGCCGGACTTGACCACCTTGTGTCGATGACCCCGGAAAGCGGTTCTGTCGGCGGTATTGATCGTGACACCAACGAGTGGTGGCGCAACCATGCGGCGACTGGCGTTGCTACTACCGAACTCGTGAATACGATGGAAGGTCTGTGGCGCGACTGCACGCTGAACGGTGGTCGTCCGAACTTCATCATCGCAGGCTCGGGATTTGTTGACGAGTTCCGTGCTGCCGCGAAAGATGAAATCGCTCGCTACACCATCCTGAAGACCTCTGGTCAGAACGCTCAACTGGACCCGTCCATTGAAGCGCAGGCGACCAGCACTGGCCTTCACTTCCAGCAGGTCCCAATCGTGTGGGATCCGACGTTCGACGCGATTGCTAACGACCTTGGTGACGATAGCTGGCTTGGTCGATGCTACATGCTGAACACCAACCACATCCGTCTACGACCTGCAGCTGGTCATGACATGATCGCTCGTAAGCCTAACCGCCAGTACGATTATTACATCTGGTATTGGGGCCTTACGTTCAAGGGGTCATTGACCATGAACCGTGCAAACTGCCACGCAGTAATCACGACGGCCTAAGTTGTATCGGGGGCCTCATCCGGGGCCCCCAACCTTTTCTCGGGAGAAAAATATGATTAAAGCACCATTAGTGCATATCAAAGTTGAACGCGACGTAATGCACAAGCCATACGTGCGCGTGTTCCCTCACGAAGTTCCCATTCTTCAGGCTATACATGGTCCCGAAAAAGTCGTGACCTTAAAGGATAAGCCAGCGGAGTTAAAAGAGTTCGACCCAGCACTTCAATACGGAATCCTCATGCGTAAGTATGGTTCTGATAGCGGTGGAAATCCTTGGGTCCAAGCTGTTTATGGACAATCTTTTGAGGGGCGTTTGGACTCAGCCATGCAACGTGGCGCAGACATGTTGAAACCAAAATCCAAAGGTAACTCAGATGCTTCACCAAAAAACGAGGACGCTGGGGCAACTCAAGACTGAGTTATCCGTTAGACTAGGATTTGTTTCCGTGGGGCAGAGTGCTGTTATGCACGAGCCCCTTCTAGTCTCCTTCCTTCAAGACGCTGCAGAGCAAATCTACTCTCAGTACGGGGATGACCTTCTATACAAGGTATCCGACGAATTCCTAACAACCCCCGAAAAACGATTCTACGAAATTCCTGAAAAGGCCGATCCCTTTTCAATTACAGACATGGTTCTCTCGCAAAACGGCGAGACGTTCCACCACATCAAGCACGGGATTGATAACAAGATTCGCACCAAGGGTGAAGCTGACCCTGTGCGTATACGCATGCCTAATCGCTGGGACATCGCTGCTGGCGACATGATTGAGGATGCGGGCCGCATCGAGCTATGGCCAGTTCCAGACAAGGAGTACACGATCCGCTTGTCTTACTACCCCGCCTTCGGTGAGAAGGGTTGGGGCGTTATAGACACGGAGCCGTATATCGACCTTGACGATCCTTGTCCTATTTATCCGTCGCGACTTGTACTTCTGCTTGCTCTTGGCAACGCTAAGTCGCACTTCGGCATGCAGGATGCTCAGGCTGCGTACAAGCAGTTTGAGCAATATCTGTCCAAACACAAAGCGTCTCTGCTTGCAGGCGTCAGATTTAAAAGAGGGTTCCAGTATGGAGTTCACATTGATGATGACGCAACGGGCGGCAGGACAATCGTCGGCGACGACATCATTGTTGATCTGACACCACCTGATTCAATCACTGGAGAATTGAGCGACACCATTCTTCCAGAGGCTTCTACTGAGAAAGGTCCTTACTAATGGGTGTAGGAAGAATAAAAATATCGGAGATGCGGAATTCGGGTGATCCGAATCTCGACGATCTCATACACGTTGTTCAGGGTGGCTCAAACACAAAGCTTACGTTCGCTAGGCTTCTGGACTTCCTTTCCATATATGGCTACCCAACGGTACACGTTACTGAGCTGAAGCCAGAAGACAGCCTTGGTGTAGATAACGATCTTTGCTTTGCCACCAACCCGTGGCCTCAGTCCCCCGGGCCATGGTTCTATGGTCCAAAAAATGCAAGACAGTATCCGAGCAACCCTTGGGGTAACGGCATACCGCTGAACCAAGGACCTCCGGGTGAAGGTCGAATAAACGACATCTTCTACGAGTCTTTGCAGAAGATGAAGGAAGACTATTCGATCTCTGCTGGCAATAACTCCATGGCTGCAGGCCCTCTGGACACTAACGGAAAAACGGTCAGCACTAACGGCGGCACGTTGACCATTGTTGGTGAAGAGGATTTAAAACCCGTTTACCTGAACGATCTGAAAGACGTACAGCATGCCTTACCCAGTGAAGTAGTAGACCGCTACGCATTGATTTGGCACGAAGAGTCGCAAGTGTGGAAGCCGGGTCCAGCTCCTCATGGCCCAAAAGGTGACAAGGGCGATCCCGGTGATGCGGGAATGATGTTGAACTTCCTTGGCGTTGTTGCAGAAGAAGCCGACCTCCCCGGCTGGCCTGACAAATACACAGGCGATGGCGGCGATGCTTATGACGTTACAGCAAAAGCACAAATCTACGCTTGGTCCAGCTTCTTTAAAGTCTGGCAAGGCGTTACTACACTGCATGGCCCACCGGGGGCTGACGGAAAGCCCGGAGCTGACGGGAACGACGGGGCAGATTCCACAGTACCCGGTCCTCAAGGCGAAAAGGGTGACAAAGGCGATAAAGGCGATGGCTGGATTGGCGGTTCGTATGATCCCGATACAGGAATAGCTACTTTCAATTCCGACGATGGCCTTACGTTCTCCACCACGGATATGCGTGGAGCGGATGGGGTTGATGGTGCTGATGGGACAGATGGCAAGGGCTGGAAGGCTGAAGGAACTGGCTACGACGAAAACACTGGTGTAGTCACCTTTGCGTCTGATGACGGCCTTGGCTTCCAGACCAACGACTTACGCGCCCCAGAGACTGCCTCATACGCTTCGCAAGCTATAGCTGGCTCGATGAGCTTTGACGCGGCCAGAGCGAACGTTCATGGCGTTACCGGATCGGCTGGAGTTGCTGTCTACCGCTGCAACATCATAAACATGGCCCGAGGACAAACCGTGTTGATTGACCTCCCCGCAATACCGAATGGCGGTGGCATTTCAGTTACAGCGAATGGCGAAACCGTAAAGTGGCCTGAAGCGAAAGTACCGCCTCTCAGCGCCGATGGAAGGAACATGGTGGCGGTGACTTATGGGGTTGATTACAACGCATCTGTTAGCCCGGATCATCGCTAATGCACCAATCTGCTGCTGTATGGCGACACATAGAGCCTCACCAAATGGAGATTGGGTTGCCCGCCGGGGCAATCTTGATTACGTCTGGGGCAACGCCTAGCGGTTGGTCAGAATGGGGTGCTAGTGAGGACAGGCTCATTATGGGCACCGATGCTAACGCAACCACAACTGGCGGCACTAATGGGTCTTGGTCTATCTCAACAGACACTGGTACATCAAACCACAACAACTCAAGCTCAAGCTATAAGCACCATTACCGCACATCTGGAGGCAGCTGGACAAGAAAGCAGAACCCAAGCAACGCAGGCGGACATACACACAGCTTTACGATTTCAAGAACCGTTGCCAAGAATAAGCGTCGGTTTATAAAGAACAACACAAACGGTGCGCCAGTTCCCAAAGGGGCTGATGTTTTCAGCGACACCGGCTCGCTTGGGGAATATGACGGTAGCTCAAGCGCAAACGTAGGTGACGGCTACTTCCTCACGATAAACGCGGGAAGCATAGGTACATCAGCAACAGGTAGCAGCATCGGTGGTAGCACAGGCAATGCTGGGTCGGCGCACACGCACTTTAGCAAGACTGACGGTAATGCCGGATCTGGCTCCACTTCCTCATTGCGTCCAGAAACAGCGGGCGTTGGGACAATTGTCCCGTCTAGCGGCGGGGGTCACACGCATAGTGTTTCAGGATCATTCACCGTTAGTCACAAGAGAGCAATTCTGAGAGCTTGGACTAGAGCGCAGACGCATCCCAATATCCACAACAGGACCATTGTGATGTTTGAGGGAGCAACACCAGAAGGGTGGCAAACCTGTAACGGGGCAAACGGAACGATTGACCTTCGTGGCTACTTCATTTGCCTGTCCACTGGCAGCGTAGGAACGCGCTCTGGCAGCAACACAATTTCAGCAAGCATAAGCATTGCTAAAGGTGGATCACACGCTCACCAACTAAACAAGGGGTCAACGCTGCAAACAGCAGCCAACTACGGACACCATCAATCTGCTAGTCACTACCACAATGCCAGCCTGAGCAATCGGACTTGGGAACCACCCCACAGAAAAATCAAGTTCATACAAAGAATCGAATAATGAAAATCAAAAACTCACTCACTGTTGACTACGGGCAGATCGTCATTGTCCAAAAGGATTATGAGAGCGTGGTGTTTGAATCCATCGAGGACTTCAACCATTACTGCCCAGAACATGCTGGCAAGCTGGAGCCTTGGAACCACCCAGAACACTATATGTTCTACTGCTCCGACCAGCGTCACTGGAGCGACATTCGTGACGGCGAGCATTACCAGACACAGCCAGAAGACTTCCGAAACAATAGTGACTGGGAAGCGATCATCTCAATGTACTGGACGATCAAGCAGCGTCAGGATGACATCTATTACGGGCTTGATGAATCCGGTCAGATGGCGATGGCTCGCAAATCTGTAGGCGAGATGGTTTACGGCTGGCTCCGAAGAACGGACTACACCCTTCTGGTTGACTCCCCGTTTTCCTCAGAAGAGCGCAACCTCATTATTGATTTCCGTCAGGCGCTGCGCTCATATGTTTCCGAACACAGCCTTGACGAACTCAAAGCAACCACCGAACAGCAGCTCCTAGAAATCCTGCACCCCTCACTGCGAGAGAGAGTAAGCAATGTCGACGATTAAAACGAACAATCTAACGCCTCGCGCCAAAGGTGGATCAGTCACTATCGGTGAGGAGCGTTCAACGACGTACTTTCATAAGGACTCAGACGTTGTTATTCCGGGCTACGCTACGAAGGATTACGTCGATGAGGTAGCCTCCGCCGCACCTCATGGCAACCCTGTCTTCCACCTGAACGACAACAAGCTTGTTCGTTCCTACACGATTCCAGAAGGCAAGAACGCGGGTACGTTTGGCGAGCTGGAGATGGAATCTGGGGTGGATGTTCACATTCCAGACGGCAGCACTTGGACGATTGTGGGCGACAAAGAAGTTGGTGCTGATGACTCAGTGGCTCTAAGCGATCTGGTGGATACAGACATACCCATGATCCCGCAGCCAGATGCCATGCTCTGGTACGACGAGTTCTCTGGCAAGTGGAAACCCAAAACCATTGCATCACTCCCGCCCGGAGAAGCAGGGCAAGACGGCGAAGATGGTAAGTCTGCATACGAGATTTACGCCGAGACAACTTCTGATGTT